GTTTTACCAATCTTATTTAGGATTATGGATTTAACTATATCCGTTTTATAAACCCAATCATCTTCCCATATATGTAAAAGTTTAATACCATTATCCTCACAAGATAATGTTTTGTCTAAATGATATGTATTTTTTTTATATATCTCAGAATGCCAATATAACCCGTTGAACTCAATACCAACCTTTAAATCCGATATATATATATCCAATTCCATACCAGATAAGACAGTTCTATTATTCAAATCACAACTGATGTGTTCGGATATGAAATTAAACACTTCATTTTGTTTTACATTTTGTTTTAAAGGATTACAACCCGTACAAACCACATCACACTTAAATATCCTTTTATTTCTCAAAGATGTTAATATTTTAAAGTCATTTTTACACTCAATACAATTTATCACATACTCACCATTTTTGGATGATTTTAAAACACCAATATCCGATAGTTTTTCATACATTTTTTCATACCACTTTTCACGAACTCCTTTCTTAAAATCTTCCGTCTTTGAAAAATTACACACACCATACCTATACATGCACGTATTAACCATCTTATTCAATATGTCTGGATTCATAGATGGGTACTCATATCCAAATTTTTTAATATTCGTATTTTTCACCTTATCCTTAACCTTCTTAGATGATGATGGATACCTTACCCCATATTTAACAAGTGATGTTTTTCCGGCCAGTTCCCTATTGTTATAATTACCATCACCATATTTATTATATTTAGTCTCCTTTATAATACTTTTAACGGATTCGATTTGGAATGTATTCTCAACTCCATATTTTCGTAAATTAGTTTCCTTGGTTTTTATCAACACACACACCCGTGAACAGGCAAATTTAAATTCACCAACATTTGTCTGTTTATTATAATCTTTAATAGATATTTCTTTTTTACAAGAACAGTAATCACATTTAGCGTTAATTTTAATACTGGATCCCTTTGTTATATACAAACTGGATACCGTAACAAAATCACCAATCGATCCATAACCCAGTATATTACTATAATAGGACACATTCTTATTGGATAATTTAATTCTAATATCTTCTGGTATTATCATATACTATATATTAAAAAATACATACTCATATACCCGTATATACACCAATTACACATATACATATCTCACAACACCAATTAAAAATCATTCTCACGGAATTTTCTTTCATAATCAATCTCTTCACGATTGGGTTTCCACTTATTTTTGGGTATCCACTTAGCATCGAAAACATCATCAGAGAAATAATTTTCTAATTTCAATTTACTATATGGTAGTGGGACCAATTCAGCTAACTTATTCAAATCTTTAACCTGAGAGATTCGGTGGTATAATTTATATGGGTCAGAACCTTTCTTACGTTCTACAATATCTTCGAATAGTTTCAACCATAAGAATATATGACCACCCATAGATATCTTCTCTAATGACTTCTTAAACCCTGCTGAATCATTATCATAGAAGTACTGCAAGTCGATATCATTACTTTCGAGGAATTTGAGGTCGGTATTAACACCCACAACTCCGATAGAATTTGGATAAAATAACGCATCTAAATATCCCTCGAACAGAGTTACCGTAGAGGATAGATTAACATTGAGTATATTGAAGAAATAACTCAACTTGTTATAAACAATCATTTGATGAGCATCCATTTCATTATCAGGATTTACCCATTCAGATAATGTCTCATAATTATAAATTACAAAGAATCTCCTTCTACCCTTTCTTAGATTCCTAACTTGAATACCCAATACCCGATCCTCTCTACGATTCAATAGAACAATAACATGTTCAAATCCTTCATCACCCTTCGAATACTTTGCTTGATAGATGTTGGTGTGTTTATCCTCAGTGATACCACGACCAGTTAGGTATTTATATATTCCACCATTTTTAACGATAGGTTCAAAATCATATATTGGACTCACCTTCTTAACATTGAAGGCGTGTGTCAGTTCTTCGAGTGATATTAAATCATCAAACTTAGTATCGATGAAATCGTCCTGATAATCATTATAGGTTATGTTATTATTGAGATGTTCAATAATCTCCATTTTCTTATCAGGGTCCAAGACTTCATTAAAATCTTTAGCAAACTTATCGAATCCCGTTTTTTTATCACAACGAAAACACACAAACAATAATTTATTATAATAAACATTACCTCTTTTTTTCGTTTTAGTTCTACCTTCATGGCAATATGGACACCTAAACTGCACACGGTCATGGTGATGTGTTATCACAACCCGCTCCATTCTATCCGAAAATTCCTTATTTATTATGTTCGTTACTATACTCTGTATGTACTTTTCCATATCAATTATATGATTTGTGTAAATCTAAGTTTCAAATATAATATATGTATTGAATATGATGGCGAGCATCATTTTAAAAGTGTTTCTAAGTATGGTGGTGAAAGTTTTCTAGAAAAAGTTAAAAAGTACGATAAGATAAAAAATGAATGGTGTTCGAAAAACAAAATCAGATTAATAAGAATACCATATACTGAGAAATCTAGAATATTTGAAGTATTGAATGAGTAGTTGCTTAATATTCATAGTTGAATGTAAACAATGCTTCAGGATTTTGTATTATCTTATGTCTTTGTATTAAGGCGAAATTATACATAGTCCAAGCTAACTTATGTGACTTCGTAGTACCCTCACTCATTATCAAATCATATAAATCACTCGACAACATATCACTATACGGATTCATTTCATCGGTAATCACCAAGTTATTAAATCCTCTATATGAATATTCTGCTTGATTACACATAACTTTCTCTATATCATTTACACCAATAACACAATGTAGTATTAAAAAAAATCTAAGACAAGTGTGGAAATCTTCCTTCTTACGATCCTTGAAATATATTGGTATTGTTTTAAAATCAAATGTACCAGACCTATTTCCGGTCATTAACATTTTATCAAAATCGGTATAATCTATCTCATCTGTTTTTATATGTTTAGCTAATTCCTCGATTGATAGTATTTTCACACGCTTAGCAATCCAATCAGATATAGACACACCATCAACCTCATCAGTTATTAAATGGTATTTCTTACCAATTGGATCAAATATAACATCTTTCACTAAGGATTTAACATCCTCACCACCTTGAATAGTATCCACTAAAACCGATTTCATTCCTATGGGTATAAAATCAGTCATTTGTGTATCATTATTCCAGTATTTAACCGTTTTATCTCTGGGTAACCAATCCTCTAATAAGTCAGAATATTCCGATTCATCTGCATGGTAATAACCACCGAAATATTTAGAACTTACTACCTCTTCTGCCGATTCTGGATACCAGACACCATCAAAATCTAATTTAATTGAATTATCCCTATTCAACCATCCATAAATTATCGATTCAACAGCTTCATCTTCTTCTAACCATTCTCTCTCATGCTCAGACCAAATTCCTCCCGACCTTGCAGTACCATCAGCACTTTTCAATTTTAAAATGTTATCATCCGGAAATTCATGCATGTTATAAAGTTTCCCACTCTCAGTGTTTATAAATTTGAAAGTATCTAAATATGGCCATTTATCAAATTTGAAAGATGTTAATTGTACTGTTATGGTTTGATTTTTTAAATTATGTAATGGCACTAACTTATTTTCGTGTTCATAAGCCTTGAATAACCTTTGAACTGGTTCATCAGAAAAATATATTCTATCCATAACAATACCTTTATCTGTTTTCCATATCAAAGCTCGTCCAGAAATTTTCCCTTTCCTTTGCGATTTCAAAATAAGTAGACTACACACATCTGTATTTTCACAATAGAGATCAATCCATTCCTGACACTTCGATTTTCTCATACACGAATTACCAAGATCACCTTGGTCAGACACATAATTATCTTCTAGATACCATTTTCGTATATTTTCACCAGTAACAACTTCGAAATTCTCAAACTTACTATCCGATACATTATGTATTATGTCATAATTTATTTTATATAAAAGCACAAATTCCTCAGTTTCTGTACCAGTGGTACCCAATCCGATTATCTTATCAATCTTATTTAAAAATTTTCCGACCTTAACCGGATTTCTCATTCGACTCCAAACTACAGATTTAGGATTATCATATTCTTCTGATATCCAATCCTTAAAAGCCAATTTCGAACCAGACTGGTTATATAGTTGTCCTATTTTACCAACATGTATGAAAGTAACCATATCATTTCTATTGGATATATTGATGTAGGTCATGTCGGATTTTACATCACGCCCGTGACTCATTAATATTGAAGATGCGTTGACATTACCATCATTCTTCATCTGTTCTAAAATCATCCTCAAATCGATGGATAAATAAAAGGGTATATCATTACTTATTGTCTCAACAATAAATTCATTAAAATTTTTATACATAATCCTATATATTTAATAATATAATCCATATATTTGTACTATGAAATTAAAATTTGATAATGTAATAGCCCTTGGTGATATTCATGGTCATTTTGATGTTATAATCAACCATATTGAAAAAATTGGTATGGAAAAATCACTCTATATACAAGTAGGTGATTTTGGTATTGGGTTTTATGAGAATGATAAGCAGAACATGACAGTTCTGAATAACAAACTCGTGGAGGGTAATAACTTTTTATTTGCTATTCGTGGGAATCACGATGATCCAGATTGGTTCAAAGATGATATGTATGTTGAGTTCAAGAAAACATTGACTAACATAAAATTCATACCTGATTACACAGTCATGGATATAAACGATGAAACATATCTCTTCATCGGTGGGGCTGTCTCTATCGATAGAGTTGATCGTATTGAGAGAGGTATGGGATGGTTCGAGGATGAAGTAATCAATTTTGATTACAACTTCTGTGAGACTGTAACTGGTATCGATCGAATGGTGTGTCACACATCACCAAACTTCAGTCCTCCATTTGCTATACACACTCCCATGATAATGGAACGTACCAAAAAGGATCCGACACTTTTACAAGATCTTGTGAATGAGCGGACACAGATTACTAAGATTATCGAAGATATAATGAAGAACAATAAATTGAAGTCTTTTCACTATGGACATTTTCACAAGTCAAGTACTTACCCAGTAGATGGTTGTGATTTTATCTTACTCGATATAAATGAATTTTTACTTATAGACTAAATGATATGAAATTAAACGGATTAACACTAATGATAATTGGAGTACTTTTTATGGTACTTGAAGGATATCTATTCGTAAATCACTTCAATATGGTTGATACCACACTTGGTGTTGTCATAGCCATTGCTATACCATCACTTGGAGCATTGTATATTATGTATGGTGCTCAGAAATATATGAGAGGAGAGTAATTAATTCGAGTGAGCTTCTGGCTCCTTCGAATCTTCTTTTGCTTGTAAAATGTCTTCTTTGGTTATCGGATTCATCAAAGCCAATTTATCAGCTTTTATAATATTATCTATATACTGTTTCTCGTTAAATTTAGAGAAATTATTTAAATGTTCCATAACTTTCTTTTCTTTTCTCTTACCAACTTTCACATTATCAGTAGACTCTTTCTCTTTTTCATCATCTACTATTTCCTTGGCCATCTTAGCCAATTCCCTAGATGATCTCCTAAGTAGTGTATTACCACCATCATCGTCTTTACTACTATTGGTGTGAGTTTTATCACTCAGTTTACCAAAGTCTTTAAATCCGACTAATGAAGACCGTAAACCAGCAGTACCACCAACACTAATGTTGGCATTTGATTCAACTGTTCGAACCATCTTAGTTACATTATCCGGATCATTCGTATTTTTAATGACATATTCATCAATGTGTGAAAAAGTTTCATGGTCTAGATTGTTTACTAAGTCTTCGATACGTTTAACGTTACTTGGATCATCATCAGAGAATCCTATTTTTGCTGGTATTCCAATATCCATAGCGTATTTATTAACTTTCTTTTTGAAGGATAACAACGCGTCTTCCTTTCCTTGTTCTGGGTTTGATGCATCACCACCTCTTGATGGAGAAGATACACCCACGAAATCACAATAAGATAAATATCTTTTAAAAACCTCATTATCACTCGGAACACCTTTTAACACTCGTGGTAAATGATTAACATCCTTACCGTAATCATATTCAAATCTCAATAGATTAGAATACATATCAATTCTCTGTTCCTCTGATAAAAAATTATCAATTATCCATTCAATTCCTAATAAAATACCCTCTGGCTCGTGACCTCTAGCTGTTATAATTGCAAAAATTGATCCATTGATAAGACATTCTATGAAGTCTTCCCAAGCCGGTCCAAATTGATTATTCTCAATTGCTGTTTTAGTATCCTCTAAGAAAGCATTTAACCCCCTCGGACCGTTGTCACGGAATTCCGAGAAGGCTTTATCAGGATCATTTTCTACAATCCTGTAATTTTGCTTACTTCTTACCTTCACAAACTCAGTGGTCGAAACATCAACTGGTACCCAAGTACCACCTTTATTTTCTTCCATATGTATTTTAGTATCCATATATAATAAATTATCATCAACATCAAATGCGTAGTAAAGAATATATTCAGGAACTTCAAATTCCTTATATTTTAGGTGCTTAGACATAACTATATATATATAATAATATAATCTACCTTGGATTTGGACGAGTCAGTTGTTTTATATATACTTTTAATGTATTCAGATAAAAAGGTTGATATTAAAATTTCTAAAAGAAATTTTGAGTATTATAAAGGTAAGGGTTATGTATCTACATTACAGGAAATAATTACTATTAAATGTTGTGATATATCACAAACAGTATCAACTAAAATATATGTAATTTGTGAGTTCTGTAAACAAGAGAGATATATCAAATCTCTGAATTATCACAACCAAATAAAAAAAAAAAAATTTATATGCTTGCTCATCATGTAGTAAATATGGCGTAAATGTTTCGAAATTAAACTATATTAAAAAAAAGAAAGAGGAAACCACAATGAGACATTATGGTGTTGTGAATCCATCACATTCTCCGGAATTATTCGAAAAAGCACAAAAGTCTGGTAAAAAAATAAAAATGCACGAAACAGGTATTATGTATAGAGGTACATATGAGCAAAATTTCCTTGACTTCTGCCTATCCAATAATATTAATGTGTTGAAAGGTAATAGTGTGAAATATAAGTTTGAAGGTAAAAATAGAATCTACCACTCAGACTTCCTAATTAAGGAATATAATCTAATATGTGAAATAAAATCCAAATATTATTACGATAAGTATTATGATAAAAATATAGCAAAAGAAAAAGCATCTATATCCGAGGGATATGATTTCATTTTCATAATCGATAAGAATTATCAAAAATTTATAGAAAAATTTATATGAGTTGGTATATTTTCATTATACCAACTCATTATTTTTAACTTATGCTTTTCTTTTTGAAACAAAAGATGTAAATGATTCTAGCTGAGCTTCATCTTCATCATCATCTTCATCTTCATCTTCGGCTCCACCTGGAACTTCTTCGAAATCTTCACCTTGTCCTTCTTCGGCATCAAAAGCTTTAAGATCCTCTCCACCTTCTTCACCTTCTTCGATTTCAATTGTGAATTCTTCCACAACTTCTTCGTCTAGCGTAGCTGTTACAGAAATTCTGTCTTCGTCACCAGTTACAACAATTAAATATCCTTCTATTTCTACTGTAGTCTTCATAATTTTTATTTATTTTTATGTTGTATATATTATATCTAAAACCCCTAAAAATACACTTTTTATGAGGTAAATTGATTTTTACGTTAATTAGTATAATTTACACATACCAAACATTAGTATATAATAAACAGTAATATGTTTTTAATAAAACAATAAAAATGGAAATTTTTTAATGAATAAACCATCACTATCAAAATTAATGTATGGGAAATCTAACTTCTTAGAAGATAATACACACCCAACAGATATATTCCACCATCTATTAAATCAACGTATAATAGTATTGAGTGGAGAAATAGACACTTTCTTATGTGAGTTCGTTAAAGGTTCTCTACTTTTCTTAGAATCCGAAAGTGATGAAGACATTACTCTATATGTAAATTCACCTGGTGGGTCAGTATATGACGGTCTTGGACTATTGGATGTAATGGAGTATATAAAACCAGATATCATAACAGTTAATACGGGACTATGTGCTTCAATGGGAGCTGTTATTCTATGTTCTGGTACAAAGGGTAAACGAAAAGCTCTTAAAAGAAGTAGAACGATGATACATCAACCAATCGGTGGTGGATGGATGCAACAAGCATCAGATATGGAGATTGAAGCTAAGGAAATAAACTCTCTGAAGAAAGAACTATATAACATTATATCAAAAAACACTGGTCAAAATTACGAAAAAGTATTTCAAGACTCTGATCGTAATTACTGGATGAGCTCAACAGACGCTCTAAAATACGGAATGATTGATGAGGTTTTAGATGTTAGAAAATGAATGAATTAGAGATAATATACGAGGTTAAGTATCAGAATTCTGACTATTGGGTAATAGTAAGCCAATATAGGGGTTATAACACTTTTTATTACCAATTCCTACATTTATGATAAATTGTGAAGGATAAAAACAATGGCAACAGATTATAAAATATTAGAACGAAACGGGAAATTCCTTGTTGGGGTCGTCCAGGTAAAGAATAGAGTATTCTCTATGAATCATTTCTGGGAACCGTATGAGAAATTTCACTGTATTTATATGGGGTTGCATAGACCAGCACATTTTAAGACATTGAAGAAGGCAAGGAAATATGTTAAGAAAATAACTAAGCCAGACACCTATCACACACTAAAAAAATCTTAATGTAGAAGTATCGAATTAAAAGAGAGAAGTATTTTCCATCAACCTAGTCAAAGTATCGAATTTAGTTTTGAATTTCTATTAAACTTCTCCTTGTCAAGATGGCTAAGCTCTTTAACTAATTTCCTTTTAAGTAAGTCTAGATTTACATGTGGTGATGTCGGTGAGTAAAGTGTACTCATAATATCATTTACCATTTTATTAGTTTCTATATTAACTATTATTTCCTTATGTGCTTTTTTTATTAAAGATTTAGAAACAATTTCATGAGTATGAAATTGATACGAATCGGTCATTCCCATAATTTCCTTACTCAATTCCAAACCATTGAAAACAGAATAATTTATGATTTCAACGGATAAATCCCAATTAACCGCCAATTCAAGCCTATATAGATATGGGAAGAGAGCCTCCCATCGTTTCATATCATTAAAGCACTTATCAAATTCCTTCTTTGTTAGGTTTTCAAAACGTTCAGCAGCATCCCATAGACAATTTAATTCATAACTACTGTCATATAATGTATCTTTTTTACAACGATGTGTGGCTTGATCTAAACATTTATAAACACTATCCACCATCATAGTCTTCAATGTTTTGAAGTCGATAGTTGTTTTACCCAACATTAAATCCAATTTACGAACATTACATTCATGGAATTCAACGTATAAATTACACATTTTGTGTAATTTCATATCCACCATATCTCCCCATTCAAACTTATGGTCAAAATATTGTTGAATCTGTGGAAATAATTCCATCACCTCTATTGACCTTTTATAATTCTTATTAATAATAGTGAAATTCATCTTCATGTTTGTAAATGTACGGATAACTTACCGACGGGCCAAATTTAGGTATTATTAACAGAAAAAACCATTAAGGAGCGAATCTCAATGGTTTCTCTGACCTACCCGATGAACGAGCCGATGTCATAACGGTCCTAAGTCCGTTTGAAGTATATATTAACTACGAAAGTTAATCTTTCTTCTTACGAGGTTTGTCTTTTTTTGAAGGCTTTTTCAAACCATCCTTTACCGACTTCACTTCAGAAGATTTCTTAGTACTTTTCTTACGAGGTTTGTACTTTTTCTTAGGCTTAGACACTACAGGCTCGTCAACTTTCGTTACATACTCAACTTTTATTGGTTCCGAAACTTTATCCACAACCACTTCTTTAACTTCTTCTTCAATCTTGTCAGATCTAAAAAGACCTCTGAAAAAAGAAACAATCCATCTCAATAATCTCATTCTACGTGTAATTAATTTTTAATATATATAAAAAACCGTTCCCTCCCACGGAATATTTTAGTAATCAATTATTTACAACAAAAATTCGGGCAAATAATATAATATTAGATATGAAGTTTAAATATGATAAAGTTAAGGAAGAACTTGTTGTTACAGAAGCATCAAGAATAGAATATCACCAATTGGAAATATGGTTATCTAGAAATGTGAAGGGGTACCGATTTATGCCTGCTTATAAAATGGGTATATGGAATGGTCAAAATTCATATTTTAGAGATGGTCATGTAAATCTAGGACTCTGGAAAGAATGTTTAAAAGCCGCCAAGGAAATTGGTGCAAATTTTCAGGTTGAGAATAAAGAAGATTTTCCATTAAATAGAGAAGTTACGATGAATAGTGTTAGGGAATTCTGTGATGAATTTTTTAATAAACATAAAGTTAAAAATAAAGATGGTGGGTGGTCAGACTTTATGCCTTACGACCATCAGATTGATACTGCTTTTAAGATATTAAAAAATAGATATTGTATGGCTGAGGTTGCCACTTCTGGTGGTAAATCACTCATAATATCAATTGTTATATTTTACACTCTTAAAAACCTAAACCCGGATGCTAAGTTTTTGATGATTGTACCATCAATTACACTGGTCACACAGTTCTACGATAACTTACTCGAATATAATTATGGTGAGCAAACCCTGGCCGAAGTTAAAGATGATAAATTAGAAGAACTACTTGTTGGTGGTGAGGGAAAACCTTCAATGCCATGTACTCTTAGAATAGAAGAAGTTATGTCTGATAAACCAAGAAAACATTCTGGTGTTAAAGATGCTAATATCTACATCGGTACTTACCAATCACTAGAGAAGTGGCCAAAAGAATTCTTCAAACAATTTCATACAGTTGCTTGTGATGAAGCTCACGGGGCTAAGGCCCAGACAACACTAACCATATTGAAAAAAACAATTGGACACGCCTATTCAAGATTTGGTGTTTCTGGTACATTTCCACCTGATGATTCTTGTGAAATACTCACAATACAATCTGTATTAGGTCCAAAAATTACAGAAGTATCAGCAACTCATTTGAAAGAAAAAGGTATCATAACACCGATGAAAGTAAAGGCGGTTATAATGAACCATGCTGATCCATCTTTCGAAAGACAAATGGAAGAAATACGTAGAGGAGGATTGGGTAAAGAAGTTTTAAACTTCGAGAAGAAATACATACAAGAATCTGTCAAACGAAAAGATATCATAAGTAAGATAGTAAAACGATGTGATAAGAACACACTTATACTTTTTCACTCAATCGAACATGGTGAGTCATTATTGAAATACCTTACTAATGAATGTCCTGATAAAGAGTTCTATTATATTGATGGTTCTGTTAAGAACAAGCAGAGAGAAATCATAAAGGCTAAGATGGAAGAAACACAAACAAAAGTGGAATATACCATTTTAAATTTTGGTAGATATGAAATTGATGTGAAATCTGATAAAATGATATTATTAAGTGATGGTAAGTATAAAAAAGCCAGTGATATAAATAAAAATGATGATATAGATGATAAATTCATCGAAACCCTTCGGAATGATATCAAGGGGGTAATAAATGCTGATGAGGATAAACGGAAATATTAAATAGTATGAATGAGGTGGTAAGAGAATATAATTTCAGTACAGAAAGTATATAGATAAAGATATTACTATACAGGAAAAAGATTTAAATGATGTAAGTATATCACTACTAAATTGTAAAATAAAAACAATAAATATATAATGGCAAGAATAATCGATAAAAGAAAAGAAATTAGAGAAGAAGGGGCGACTAAGGTATTAGTTGCCTCTTATTGAGTACGGGACATTAAGTACGGGAGTCTCAATTAAAGCTATTTTTAACGTCATATTTGCTGACTCTTTCAAGTCTGAACAGATTATCATACAATCTATCGGTAGAGCTCTTAGACTACATAAGGATAAGGCAACTGCCATGATATTCGACCTTGTTGATATATTTACAGATGTGAATCCGAATAACATATTATACAGGCACTTCATGGAACGTAAGAAGTTTTATAAAAATAGAGAATATCCCTATTCAGTTAAAAAGATAATCTTATAATAATTTTCTATGATTACTAAAATATGAAATGAAATGAATTTAAGTTATTTGATTACTAGGTAATAAATCAACTCTATTCTCATCATATTTTATTCTAATAACACTTCTTATCAATTTCGTTGATCGTGTCTTCTTATAAACACCATCACCCTCACTACTACCTTTCTTATTGGTATTGCCTTCCATGGTTGATATTTTGTTATTCTTTATATCACTCAATGAAATACCGATGTGGCTAAAATTAAATACGATTATATCACCAGGTAATATTTTTTCAAATGGTGGTTTTAGTACATCGACAAAATTTTGATTCTGCCGAGCCCAGTTCTCGAAATCATATGCTCCGGCAGTTTTGGGTAATGTGAATGAATATTTAATATTATCCATATTAGAAACTGCCTTAAAACAGAAACACACAAAGGCGGCACACCATGGCCAACCAGGTCCAGGAATTTTACTAGGTTTTAACCATGTAGAAGCTTGGTAGATATAAATATCCTTACCAGTATTGGAATTCTCTGGGTCTTCACGAACACCTTCTTGCGTAAGACTCACCTCAACTATATTTTTAGCAAAGTCACTTATAACACCACCAGATGGTCCAACCTTTTCATCAACATAAACAGGAGCACTCTTTACAACTTCAATAGTTGGATCTTCCGTAACATTTGCATCGTTATTAGGATCTAATAATGGAACGTAACCAGGTACATCATCATCAAATGCCATCGAAACTTGTGAAACTTTTTTAGTCGATTTCCAATCATCTCCAATAACTTGATCACTTTTTCTATTTGAAGCATTATCACTAACAGTCTTTATCTTAGAATTACTATTAGTATAGACATTATTTGATAAGAACTTTGGATCACGTAATTCAAAATACTCATTCAATACGTCTATAAATCCTGGCATTGGTTGAACTGGAGCACCCTGATTACCCATATATGGACCACTACCCAGTCCGGCCAATTGTTTTATGAATTTATCCATCCATTTCATGTAATTAGTACCCAAGATAACTTGTTGGTCAGCATTGGCATCACCAAGTGATAATTTTGAGTAATTATCCTTTAAATTTATATCGATTGTTGAATTTTTAATATTTATATTGTTGAATTTATAATCCATCATCAATCCCTCATCATCGTTCGAATATATCTGTGTCTTGTGGTCAAACAACATTGTCTTCATGGACTTATATCCTTGTTCTGACAAATCCTTTAATTTGTTTTCTAGATTCATATTATAATGATCAGCAAAGATATATTCTGGTTTATAAATATTACCGGAATCAAAAACACAAGTGAGAACCTTACCAACTTCTGGTACATTAAACTCATTACCATTTATATCTTTCCATGGTGATGCCCATGGAATATCATCAGTCGGAATATCATCAAAAACATCTAATATTCTTATACGACATCTACCGAGTCGTTTTGGGTCAATATTTACCTCGACCACACCTATATAGGTTTTAGATTTATTGATTTGCATGATTTATATATTGATTAATATCACCCACCAGTGATCGTATTAGTTAATACATCTCCTCCAAAATCTCTAAGAGAGTTTCTAATATCAAAAAAGAATTGGTTTGACACACCATCGACAATCTGTGATTGATAAACATTTGTTGGAGCTGGCATCCTACCTATACCCATCGAATTTCTAAGTTGGTCCAGTGAGTTGTTTATTAGTGAGAACTGTGTATTCAATTGCCTTTGAGCCTCTTGTAAGGCAGCATTTTTTAGTCCGTTTAATAATCTGGATGTTGCCGAAGTCTTTTGGTCTTTTGAGTAAGATTCTAACGCTACTGGTGTTCTAGTATCACCTTCATTCACCTTCATAACAGAACCATTTGGTGAAGAGTCTTTCAGTTTCCAATTTCCGACATTTAAAATAAATCCATTTCTTCTCGGAATAACAACCGATGGATTAATTGGTTGTGGAAATATTGAGTAATCATATAATTCCTTATAAGTATCCTTTGCAGGATTATACCTGACAAAAGACACGTTTGAATATTTATAAGAAATCTGAGTTGACCACTTATCCATAGATACTGGCTTAGTAGATAAATCAATCGAATTCGGATGTACTGGTTTATCAAAAAAGAACTGACACTCATACACATAATAGACATATTTGGATAGGTTTGCTTTTATCATTTCTAATTTGGATAAATTATCTTCAACAGAAGCTCCCTTCTTAATCTGGACAAAATTCCTCATCTCAGAAACATTTATCTTCATATCAAAACGAAGTAGGTTTTCTGGACATAATGATTTACCATTAATCTTTGACCAATATAACTTTTTATATAATGAGTATAATGTACCCATATTTAAAGTAGTATCTTCGTAAAAATCAAAAGTTAAATTATCAGTTAA